TTAACTAGCTTAGTAGGCAGGCTCCACGCAAAGAACCATACGCGGTATACTTTGTCGGGGATAGGGCTTAGTCCAAACTTACGCGAGTCTGGGCTTCGTATAACTGAGCGCGGCATTCCGTACTGCTGAGAGTCTGCGTCATCAAGGTTCTCAGAAACGCGCCGATAATCTTTCCACGCTTCGGTTGTCATAAATCTAAGGTTCTGTGAGTCGTAAGGGGCTGTTTCGCCTGCAACACCCACAGTAGTAATATAAAAGTTGTCCCAGTCAATAGAACCATAGTCTTCAGTAATATTAGAGCTAGAAGGCTTTAACTCATAAAAGCGGGTTCCGGGAGTTGTCTCTACGTACACGTTACCGTACATAGGATCTACGTCGCCACTCTCACCTACGGACAAAAAGGGCCATTGAGGTTCTTGAGTAACAATATCAAAGTAAGCACGATTAATAGAATCTTTAACGTGTTGCTGTACGCCTACGGCACCTCCAAAGGTTCCAGAGGTTAAAGTAACTTCGTTAAGCTCTCGCAGTAACTCGTTAGTTAAATCTAAATAAGTCGTTGCCATTAGTCTTTAGCCTTTGCGGGTTTGTTTTTATTAAAAATTCTGTCGTAGTTGTCGTCGTATTTCTTTTTATTTTCTGGAGCATAGAAACTTCCTGTGTCGCCCCATATCCTGCCATTTTTATTGTTGCGGAGTTTTACGCGCTGAGAAGCGTTTCCTATCTGTGGCATATCTCTCTAGCCCTCCAAAGTCTTTATAGTTCCCTTTTTTTTAAAAGATATGAGGGGTTTTTACGCCCCTCAATCTCACTTGGTTTTGCTTAGTCTACTTCGTAGAACGCTGATACAAGTGCATCAGGACGCAATACTTTAGCACCGTAAACGTGCAGACCACGGCAGATATCGCCGAAGCTGTCTGGATCACGTAGAACTTCAGTGCTAGTGATAGTCTGAGCAGTAGCTGTAGAACTGATGTGTCCACAAATAACCTGTCCAGCCGCTGTAGAAGTGGCAGGTACGTTATTAGACTTGTACATATCGAAACCACGCAACTTGCCAGAAGACACCAAACCGTTACGGATAGAGCCTTGTCCAGCATTGAAGTCTACGGACATCAACTTAGAGCTAGACTGAGACAACTGCTCGTAAAACGCTGGGGGAGCCAAGAACCATCGACCTTCTTCTGGAACATTTTGCTCGTCAAGAAGACGCGCCATGTGAGCCATCAGATCAAGAGGATCAGTAGCGCCAGTGATATCAACAGCACCTGAGCCGTCATATACGCCAGCGGCAAGGTTAGTACCACTGTCAGCACCAAGGATGTGGTTAGGTGCAGAAGCAGATACGCCTGCAAACATCTTAGCGATAACACCTTGGTCAAACGCATCGCGGATAGCGTAAGCGGCTGAAGAAGATGCGGCTTCTTTAAAGTTAACGTGAGACATAGAAGTTTCGATGTCGTCTACTTTAAACTTAAATGCGTTAGCTACGTCAACAATCAGAGTAGTTTCAACGTCAGTAAGTTTAGTTTGAGTAACGTCAGCGCCTCGCTCGTACTGATATACAGTGATCTCAGGCTCTTTGATGATCTTTACAGAATCACCGAAAGCCGCGATTTCACCAGCGTAGTCAGTATTAGTGATAGCTTCGGCTACAGAGGCTTTTCGGAAAAAGTTAAGAACTTTCTTAGAAAAGACTGCTGGCAAGAAAAACTGGTTAGTTTGACCTGTACCGTCGCTTGCGAAGTTACCGTTACCGGGTGTGGATTGTTCAAATTTTGAATCAGATACATTATAAGCCATGTTGTGTTGCTCCTAAAAAGACATTTTAAATTATGGAACTATTCTGCCTTCCATGACTGCTTGATCAATTTCACTTTCGTATTTATCATATTCAGCCATCGACAGTTTAGAAATTTCCCGTTGAGACCAGACTTTAGGCTCTTTAGTGTTTATCTGAGTGGTTCGAGTCGAAACCAAATCAGCGGCTTTAGAGTCTGGGTTTTGCGATTTTGATGGCTTACGCTTTTGAGCATTAGTAGTAGAAATACCCTTTTCTAGCTTGTATAAATCGAGAGCTTTGATAGCCAGTTGAACATTGTCAGGGTTCTCATAAACCCACCTATAAACTTCTTTAGGCTGTTCGTCGGCCCACTCCTTAAAAGTATCACTGCCTACGATATCATCAACGTCAGGATGTTTAGCTTTAAGCGTTTCAAGATTTTCTTGTCGCGTCGCCGCTTTCTCCCGCTCTTCGTAAGTAGCTAACTTCTTTTGAAGCTCTTCAAATTTCTCTTCGCTACGCTGATGACTTACAGTTTCAACTACATCAAAAAGATCAGGGTTCTGTTCCTTAAAGGCTTCAAGCTCTTCAGGGGTTTTAGGCGGCGTGTATGTCGGCTGATAACTCGCTAACTGCGCTTCTAACTCTTGACGCTCTTGCTTAAAGGTGTTGACCTTTTGATCGTAGTGACGCTTTAAATCGTCGTAACGCTTTTTATACTTACTATCGTCTGAAGTCTCTTTAGTCTCAGGGGCCTTTTCGGGGGTAGCCTGCTTCTTAGGTTCTTCAAAGAATAATCCGTCAGCGCTTCCTTGAGAAGGTGCGTCAGGCGTATGCCATGACTTCTTCGCGTTATAAGGATTAGCTTCTGGTTCTACTGCTTGTTGTTCAACTTCGTTTGACATCTTAATCACACTCCTTTTGGGGCTTGCTAGTCTTTCAAGGTGGCTGTACTGTTCGCGTTACAATACAGGGTCTTGATACTTCAAGGTGGCCTCTAGGTTAAAAAAATAATAAGGGGTCTATACTTCAGAGTGGCCTTATTGTTATCGAACACTTGGCATACGATTAGAATTGATCATTTGTTTGTTAATGTCATTCTCTTCGTCCATATACATACCATTCCTGTCTCTATCGTCAACAGGGTCGTCTATGATACCGCCAAATGCTTTTTTCATTAGACCGCCATCATAAGCGCGTTCAGCATCATCCATCATAGCCTGAAGCTTGTCTGCGCCTAATTGATCAGTCGCTTTTTTGGTGAAAACAAATTCACCGTCCGATAACCTTGCGGGAATCGAATCTGATACTCCAGTACCGGGACCTTCTACGGCTCCGCTACCTGAGAATTCTCCGGCAACATCCATGATCTTATCAAAGATGCCACTTAAACGCTCGTCGCCTTCAAGAGCGTTCATTAAGTATTCTTGCTCGTCTTGCTCTAAAGATTCGTCAAGGACGTAATCTAAGTATTCTTTTTCCATTTCGGAATCTGAAAGCTGTGTTTTTTCTAACTCTGCTTCTTCTTCCGGGGAGATATTAGGGTAAGTATCTACAGGAGAGGAACCTAATAAAGAACCGCCTTCGTTGTATTTAATTTTCATACTCTTCATTTTATTTTTCCTCAATCCTACGTTTAGCTTCAATTACTTGCGACTTCAAAGTCAATAGATTATCCAGAGAACTCACTTTCCCCTGCCTGCGGTACATTTCCTGTTCCGATTGTGCCGTCACCAGTGCCTGTACTTCCAAGGTCCGTAGGTTGTTCAGGTGTTCCTCCAGCGGGACCCATAGTTCCGGGTTGTTCGTTAGTGGGGCCAGCTTCGCCGCCAGTGTTTTGGTTAGCATTTTGTGCTCCTATAATCTGTGCCATCATCGCCGCTTCTTCAGGGTCGTTAAGTATTTCGTCGGGATCAAGATCAAGGCTATACGCAAGCTCACTAACGATCTTAGATATCTTAACGAACGGGGCAATGGCTGGGTTCTGAGCAGTCTGTAAGAACATGGTTAACCGCTGACTGCGTACTTCTTTTTGCATAAGGCTGTTTGTGCCCATAGCTACAACTTCTAGGTCGCCTTCGACTTCTAACTCGCCTTCAAAGAACTGCATGTTCCATTGGAAATATGACTGACCTAGAGGCTTTAGCAGGAAGTCGTCAATGTTCTTGACAACTGTTTTAATATTCAAAGATGCCGCGCCTAATAGCATCGACATACCTGACGCTGTACGTGTCATACTCTGGACGCCTGTTTGCCCGTGAGAATAACTAGGTATTCCTGTTTGTTCGTCGGCAAGCTGTCGGAACTTGTCAAACATCATCATGTTTTCTTGGGATGTGTTCGGGAACTTAACGCCGTGGATGGCTTGGCCTTGCATACCGGCTTGGCGTCTAAACACTTTGCCCGGATAAACCTCCATTGATTGTCCACCGACTAAAGCCGATTCATCAACGTCAAAGACTAAAGAGCCTGAAAGCGCTAGATTATCTATAGCCATCCTAGCGTGACCATTCATTATTTGCTGGGAGTCGTCCATATTTTCAGCAACTCCAATACCAAAGAAAGAATAAGGATTACGCTCATAAGGAAATGCGTTGTAAGGGAGCCGGTAGGGGGTAAAAGGATTGACAACCCCACGTAAAAGCTTACCGTTGCTAATCCACGCATTAACCTGAACTTCATCTAAATCATCTACCTCGTCGGGGAGTTCCATTCCAGCTTCACGGGCGTACTCTGCATCCATAACACCCCAGTATTCTACAACTTCAAATAAAGTTTGATTTACTTCGCTAAGGCTTCGATCATCTCGAAGGGCTTGCTCGTAATCTTTTTCTTCGTAGTTTGGACCCATCTGAAGGCATTCTCGGATAGCGTCCTTGTTAAAGTGCGGTAAGTTTATTAGCGACCGTAGTTGCGAGCGATTCATTTTGTGCCTATGAAAAGCATACTCACAGTTCTCAATGCTTGTTGCATTAGGGTCAGGAAAGAAGTCCCAACAACTAACAAACTCAATACGCGGAACTCTAACACTTATAGGATCATAAACTCTTTCGCCGGTGTCTTCATCGGTTGTCCAACGATTCAAGAGTTTATTATAATTGAACGGCCCTTTGACAACCCCGGTTCCAAACAGTGCCGCTTCAAACAAAGCATTGCGTAGTTCAGAAGAACCATTTGACTCTTCGATTTGGTCATGGATTAGCTTCTGCATTTGTCTGGAAGCGTCCTTTGCAGGTTGCACTTCTGGAACTTGAGGATTAGTACTAGGACCGGGGGTGAGATCTACATTCTTTAATTCTTCTTCTAGGACAGATTTACCGTCTGAAAACGTAGCGCCGGGTCTAAGAACTTTACCGTCTCCGGCATAACCTACGTCATATGGGCTTGTAATGTCTTCTACCGGACTTTCTTTAGGCTCTGAGGGGGTAGACTCTATGCCGGGAGAAACGTCCATATGAGCCACGCTAGGCGCTCCTTCAGGGACTCTTGTGTTTTTGATTCCTATTGGGAATTGACCCGTGCCAAACATAACGTCTATTAACTGTCCGAAGGCCGCTAATACTTTAGTTTTTGTGACTTTAACAAACACGCGGGACTTTTCTGATTCGCGGAAACGAACACCTGAGCCATAAAGCCCTCTGAAGTTGTGGTAGGCGCGAAGCCATCTAGCCTCGTCCGGTCTTCGAGCTTCGGAGGCTTCGTAGAAACGATCTTCAATTAACCCTACGAACTTTAGCTTGATGGGGTCTTCTAGGTCGAGATCCATACCGCTTTCGCCCTCAACGGGGGCAAAGTATAGTTCGTCGGCTGTTGCCATTAATCCTTCGTCGTTTTCTTCGTTCATATAATAATCAATATCCAAAGGTTGAGTCAGACGGCTGATAAATTGTTTCGCGATGCAAATCCCTCATTCTGCTAAACGTATCTTGAATTCTAGGTCTTGACATGATCAAGTACCTTAGTGCGTCGTAAGCATGGTCGGGCGCGTGTGTATCTACGTCTTCCGGGTCTCGTTTGTCCAGAGGAATACTTTGAAGCTCACGTATCAGGTTCGGGCATGTATTAAATATTTGTAATCGTGGCCTACCGCTTTGTGAAAGCTTCAAGTATTCGTGGACTTGAATTTTTCCTTGTTTTCTGTTTTTATCTGCTCGACGTAATTTATGTCCTGCCTTGAGCAATGTTTCTCCTACTGTCGGTCCTGTCATTCCTGTGCGGTTCCAACATGCTGTGTCTAACACGCCAGCTACGCCTATGGGGTCTTCTAGCTCCATGTTAGTTAATATCTCGGCTAAGTCTGTCCCTAGTAGCCCTTTTCTGTACAACTCTCTATAAATAATCAGTGTACCGTCTTCAGGGTCTACTGCGCCCCATACACAAGCGCTTTCAGAAGCATAACCATAATCTATTCCTTTAACGCGCTCCCAATGAAGAGGTATTTCAAAAGGCGTTATAGTATGGATCACTGGATCAAACTCTGTGAATGCCGCACCTTCAGAGACATCCCAGTTCCCTTCTAAAAGCTGTTGACGCAACGTAGGCGGCAAAGACTTTAGCATTTGTTCGTATCGACCATCTTTTGCCAGATACGGGTTATCTTTTAATCGAGCCGGTATAAACTTTCGCGTTAATCCGTCTGACCCCCTAAAGGTCTCGTTAGACGGCGAAGGATCTATGTACCTCTTGTAGACCCAAGCCGCTCCCGCACCACCGGGGTTAGCTGTTGCTCTTAGGCATTCGACGATCTCAGGATCTGTAGTACGAAGCCTCGAAGCCATATAGTTCCAAGCAAACTCTGTCGGCAAGTGCTGGATTTCATCAAACCCTATCCAACTGTATGCCTGTCCTTGGTAACGATAAACGTCTGCATCTTTCTCCAAGAACCCGAACTCTACTTTAGCACCGCTCGGAAAGTTCCAGAGCTTTTCGACTTCGCGGTACTTTGCGCCGGGAAAAGCCTTTGGATATAACTCGCGGCTCTTGTCGATTATCTCGCGTAGCTCCGGCATTGTCCGCCTAAGTATCAAAGCCCTATGAGCCTTCCTGTGCGCGTATCTAAGCGGGTCTACGAGCATGGCGTATGACTTACCACCACCAGCCGCTCCACCGTACAGTACGTCCGTCTCGCCTGCCGCTAAGAAGTCCTCTTGAGGCCCTTCGTTAGCTTTGAAGATAACCTCTTCGGAGACTTCAGTGGCTACGGGTTTCGGCAAGGACTCTAAAGTCTCGGAGTCTATTACGTTTGATTTAGACTTACCTTCTATCTTCCGTAGTGCTTCTTTGCTTGTGTTAAGCGTATTCCGGTAGTTAGCTACCTTTGCCTCTGCTTTCTTGAGGCGGCTCTCGCGCTGACGTATTGCGCGTTTAGCTTCCATCTTTGCTTTAGTCTGGGAGTGGTATGTATAACCTCTTCCTTTTGAACCTTTGGCTCTTCCTGCTTTGCGCTTTGGAGTCCCGTCCTTCTTTAAGACAAAGTTACCTTCGGAGTCTTTGAGGTACTTGTCGGGGTTAATGTCCCAATCGTTCATGGCATCTTAGCAGTTATTTTCTTTAAGCCCATGTGTGACAGATAACGACCAGTTGTATGAGTTAACCACAAGGCACCTTCGCGGAGACTTAAAGATCTATCCTTGATCATGGGTACTACCTTTAAAAGAGCTTCTTGCTCTGAAGGGACCTCTATCAAAAATTCAGGGTTATCTTCGTCTATACTATAACCAAAAGGAATAGTACTACTGCTCCGTCGTCTGCGCTGTTGTTGATTCAATACACTCTCCTTCGATAACTGTCTCTTTTTTGGCCGGAAGTATAAATAAACCACCGCCTGAATTAACATTTACATCGAGTCTGTCTGTCTTGCCTAAGCCTACACGGTCTAGAACGCTCTGTGCGGCCTGTAGACGGATGTTAGCCTGCGGTATAGGGTCAGCACTATCCATGATGTCTACGACCTTTAGAGCGGCTTTAGGGGCGTTCTGGGCCATGATCCCTTCGGCTAGGTCAAGTATCTCGGTTTTAAGCGCCTTGACTACAGAGTAATGAGAGCCTTTGGCATAACCCGCTATCTCTGCGGCTAGACGCGCATCTCCTCCACTGGACATTAAGTTATCCAAGAAGGTCTGCTGTTGTGTGGTTAATTGCTTTTCTGTATTCATGGTGTCTATTATACTGCGATATCGGCATGTTGTCAAGTTATATTAGTCTTTAAAGTGTGATGGAGTTCACATAATGGGTAATAAGTAAAGAAAGTTCTTGACAAAACCCGAATATCACGTTATACTATCTTTTAAGCCCTCCGGGGTTTCTAGCTATATAGCCTGTACCACCCTCCCCAGTCTACAGCCGCCCTTTAAAGGCTTTAAAGAGCCGTGGCGCTATCTGGTGTACAGCCTATATCTCCTCAAAATGTATGATCATGCATATATATATAGGGGGACCCCCATGGCCACCTGCCCCCTCTAAAGTCTTCCAGTCTCTAAAGTCTTCCAGTCTTCAAATCAATACTTAAAAGTCTATCAAGTCTCAAAAGCCTATCAAGTCTCAAAAGCCTATCAAGCGATAGTGGTGGTGGTAGTTTACTAGGCTAGAAAGACTTTGGAGTCTTTGAAGTTTA